GAGGAAAGACTATCATCCGCATATCCGTTACACGAAGGGCGATTGCTATGCCTTGATGGATTGTATGCGGTTTTTCAACGAAGAGCCAATTCAATTAGAGGCTGGATTTATAGGGCTTCGTAAGACGGACTTTACGCTTGCCTTTATGAAGGAATGGAGTAAATGGCTTGACGTTGATAAAGTTGTGAACGATGACCCAAGCGAATACCCGAATCACTCTTCGTTTATTGACCACCGGCACGACCAAAGCGTTTTAACGAACCTCGCCTTAATACACGACCTCCCTATGGTGCCTATTCACGGCATTGATTGCAATAAAAGGCCATAGGCACACCTTCCGCAAATAGCGGATTATGCCTTAATTTTGAGCGTAAAATCACTCCCAATGTGCAAGTGCAGAGGCGGTAAAAAGCGATAGCTATGACAACAGAGGAAATTCTGCCGTTGTTAGACCACATCATAACGGAGTACAAGAAGTACGAGGTTAAGAAAAAGTCTGACAAGTTCTATATCCCCGATTTCTACCCGACCTACAAGGCTTGCGTGGAGATGGAGATGAGGCTTCGGATTCACTCTAATTACGATGCCTTCCCCGAAAAGTTGTTTAGGGAGAAAGCCCCCAACGAACTTCCCCACGAGTTCAATTACCGAAAGAACATTTACAAGCCGATTACCGTTCCTTACTTTCATAAGGCCGTAAACATTGCGGGAAGGGTGTGGAATAGACAGAATTACGAGGTTCGCTTTGAGGACGCCTATCAGGAAAAGTATTTCAATGAGGAGTATCCTCGTTTTGGCTCGTTAGAGAATTATTTTCAGCAGATTACCAACTTTATGACCTTGACCGACCCCAATGCGGTCTTGGCCATTATGCCTACCGACCTTCAATACTTTGAGGATGGCACCTTCAACGACACCGTTGAAACCACGCCCGTGGCCCGTTGCTTTCACTCCAAGCGAGTGTGGGGATGGAAGGAGGGCGAGTATGCTATCCTAAAAGCCGATTATGGCTCGGAGGTTGAGCACGGCCGTGTTAAGTCCGATGAAGGTTTGGTGTTCTACATCTTTGACAAGAATGAGATTCAGATTGCCAAGCAAATCGGCAAGAAGGGCGATTATGAGTTTGAGATAGAACTTTACTATCGCCATAATCTCGGCTATTTGCCTTGCGAAAGACTTGGAGGGATTTCGGTTCAGGAACACGGAGACTACTATTTTCAATCGTTTTACACCCCTGCCATACCGGCATTAGACCAAGCGGTGTGCGATTTCAGCACTTTGCAGATGTCAAAATTCAGCCATGCCTTCTTGCAGAAGTGGGAATATGTGGATGAGTGCGACAAGTGCAATGGTTCGGGGCAGATTGAGGAGGCGTTAGGCTTCGAGGAGAAGGTGGCCATTGCTTGTTCAAATTGCGGAGGCTCTGGCACGAAGCGAATGTTCGGCCCGATGTCTGTCTATCAAGTGCAGACCCCGAATCGCTTTACTACCGAGGTGGAGACCAAGGTAAACATCCCTCCTGCGGGTTTCATTGAGTTGGATCCGCAAATCCTTGACTTCCTAAACAAGCAAGTCATTACCAATATTCAAATGGCCTTTGAGTTGTTGTCCATTGATGTAATGAACAACGAGAAGATTTCGGGAAGGGAAACCGCCACGGGTAAGGCTATTGACAGGGAGGAATTGTATTCCTTCCTGCTCCGCTTTGCCAACACCATTTTTGCCGACTATGAGTTCGCTATGGACACGATTGGAAGGATGCGTTATGGGGGTGCGTGGAAGATGCCTGCGGTTCGCTATCCGCAGAACTTTGAGATGCGTACCGATGCGGAGTTGACCGCAGAGATTAAGTTGGCCCCGACTTTCTCCAAGGCGATGTTGGCACAGCAGTATCTTGACACTCGCTTTCCAATTCAGGAGGAGAAGAGTGCGATAATGAAGTTGAGTGTGCAGGTTGACCCGTTCTTTAATCTTGAAACGAGGGATGTCTTGGCATTGGTTGCTTCGGGCATTGCCCCGAAGTGGAAGGCGATAATGCACTTTGAGTTGGAGTCCTTGATTAAGGAGGCGCTGTCGGAGAACGAGGCGTTCTTGACGCTGACCTTAGCCGAGCAGAAGGCGGTATTGATAGAGATGGCCAAGAAACTGGTGCCCGAAGACGATGGCTCTTCGAGGATGACCCCCCAAAGCGTTATGAACGCAAGGACAGCCATTCCTGCGAAGAATGAGGAAGAAGTCGGGGAGGAGGGGGAAGAATCTTAATATGACTTTAGAACAAATTCAGTCCAAGAAGCAAAAGAACTTGGATACGATTGGCGAGGAGTTTGGTAAGAAGGTTGAGGAATCGCAAGACGAAATTTTCCCTCTTATCATTGCCCTGCTTGCCTTGTTTGATTACGACAAAGATGGCAATATCTCGTTTGACACGGCCAATTACGCCCGTGTGGATGCGTTTATGAGGGGAATTGATGACGTTGTTGCAGGGAGCAAGTATTTTGATGCCTTGGTCTTTTTAACGGACAAGGTGGATGCCCAGGCCGAACTAACGAGAGAGATGTACCGCAAGATGGGCCTTGACCCCGATGCGATTTCGGGCATTGACTATGAGGCTCAAATGACCTCTATGCTTGAAGACCTAACGAACTTCAATTCGGGCTTTTCGAGTTCATTAAGAAACCTTATTCTTGCGTCCATTGCCTCTGGCTCTGCCCGCACCGCTTTGGAGGAGGGCATTGCCCTAATCGTGAAAGGGGGTGGCGGAAAAAAGGGGTTGCTCTTTGACACGGCCACGCTCACGGCTGACACGATGTTTGCGGTAATTGACCGATCCTTCACCTTTGCGATGGGCGAGTCCTTGGGCATTAAGAAATACTTGTACGCAGGAGGCTTAATAAACGATTCTCGGCCATTTTGTGTGGCAAGAGATGGTAAGGTATTCACGAGGGAAGAAGTGCGCTCCTGGGGCAGATTAGGCGATTGGAGAGGCAAGATTGTGGGGACAAATGAATCCACGATTTTTATTTACTTGGGGGGCTATCGTTGCAGACATTGGCTTGTGCCTCAAACTTGATATTACCATTATTGTTTATATTTGCAACATAAAACCAAAAACCTATGAATGAAAGAATAACGGGCAGGGTAGTACCTGTTTTGAGGGCTGATGGCGAGCAGATTCGTGTAACGATTGAGGTGGCGAGGAATACCGATTTCTTAAAGAAGTACGGTATGAGAATCCTTGATGAGAGTGCGATGACAAGAGTTCCCGATGCGCCTTTCGATGCGATTGAGGAGCTTCCCAAGCGCAGACCGATGTTGAGACCTGTTGAGGATGAGCCTGTCGTTGCGGTCTCTGACCAACAGCTTATGGATTCAACGCCCGAAGTTCCTCTAATTGAAGAGGGGCAAGATGAAGTTCCAACCGAAGAAACCACAACCACTAAAACCCGTAGAAAATGAGTATAGATTCAAAAGAGATGGCCAAATGGCTGTTTGACCAAGAGAAAGAGTTCGAGAGCCTTGACCAATTCAAGGAAGAGCTTGCGAAGAAGTATGTTGCTCGTGAAGTAGCTGTTGATGACGAGGACATTCGCAACAAGGTAACGGGCAAGACACTCGGAAGCCTTGAAACCAAGTTCAAGCGTGCCTTCAACCTAACCGAGGATGATGTGAAGGGCAAGAAGTTATCGGATTTGTTTGAGGTTGCTCAACAGCGCATTCAAGCTCAAGTGGATGAGCTGAAAGTTCAAGCCCAAAACACGGGAAAGGATGATGAGGCGTACAAGGCACAACTTGCCGAGCTGAAAAGACAGAAGGGCGAGTACGAAACTTTGGCAGGGGAGCTGACGCAGAAGTTGGAGCAGAAGGAGGTGGAGTCGCAGAAGGCTATTGACAATTACATTGTAACCCAAGAGGTTATGAAGATTAAGGCCAATATCCCTTGGAGCGATTCGGTTAATTCTCTTGCGAAGAAAGGATTTGACATAGAATTAAACGAGAAGTATATCTTTGCATTGTCGGATGGGAAGCTGATGGTAACGGATAGGCAGGGCAACCAAATCAAAAATGATAAGGGTACTGCGTATCTTTCGCCCGAAGAATTGGTGAGGAGTGAGGCCGAGAAGGCTCAAATGCTCAAGAAAGCAGGAGATGCCGGTAGGCAAGACACGCCTCCAATTCGCACTTCCACTTCCAACAAAGAGGGCACTCGTGGTGAGCGTTTCCTTCACCCAAGGGCCGTAAAGCATAGAGAAGAATTAAACGCACGATGATGTGTCGGGAGGACAATAAGCTCCATAGTGCCTGGCTTGGCAAGAAATAGCCGACAAATCTTTATTTCATTTTTACAAAATGTCATACGCTTTTTCATCCTTCGTATCGTGTCCTAATATTCAGGAGCGCTTGGATGCCGGTTACTTCAATGCCGACCCAACGATGTTCCCTGGACACATCAATACCCTTCGTGCGGTTACAAGCCCAATGAACGAATCGGGTATTCTGCAAAACCAGATTGACTCCAAGAACGGTCATTACCGCCAAGTGGAGGTCGTGTATCAGCCTCGAATGACTGATGCCACCTCTGTCTCTGCGACTTTGAACTGTGCCGCTGGAGCCGAGTATGGTGAAACCTCACGGGTTTACAACATTGACCCCAATGTAGGCGCATCTCGCAGATGGTCTATTGGTCTTGATGATTT